TATTATTTCTATTAAGTGTAACATTAGGAGCAAATGCATACCCGCCAGCGCCAGGATTTAATAATGTGATTTTATTAATATACCCATAACCTAAATTAGCAGTTAATACTGCATCAACACCGGTGTTACCGTCTAATCTATTTACTGTTATAGTTGGCGCAGTTAAATAACCATTGCCGCTGCTAGTAATTGTATAACCCGACACTACGTTTCCTGTTATTACAGGAACAATTGTTGCATGTTGTCCACCAGGTACAAGTGTACCACCAGATACAACAATATTCGCATCCCCGTAATTTGTACCGGCTGTAGATATTTGAATATCTTTTAATTTAAAGTGTACATCTAAATTAGCAGATGCACTAGTAGAACCTTGATTCTGTATTACGACATTGGATAAAGTCGTATAATTATTACCAGAGTTAATTAAATTAATTGCTCCGATTTGACCTGCCCCTAATAAAGCAGTTAATATAGCGCCAGCTCCGTCTCCGTTGACAACTAATGTAGGTGCAACAGAATAACCAAAGCCTGCAGTAGAAATGCCCGTCCCAAAAACATTGCCCGTCGAATACAATATTGGCGTTGCTGTTGCTGTCGTACCACCAAATGGCGATGTAGGTGCACTAATTGTTAGCGTGATGCTATTAACATCAGAAAATCCACGATCACTTGATGTAATATTGATAGCAGAAACAGTACCATTTGGCACCGATACCGCATTTTGCGCTAAAGATTTATCAACAACTCTAGTTATTTGTAAATTGTTTCCATACGATAAGAAATTTGCTGCGGTAAAGAAGTATCCTGCAGTTGTATCATTTGGGACACCAAATTGTTCTACAAGTTTTCCTTCAGAATCTACAGTTACTACTTGCTCAACAGGTCCCCATTGAAATGCGCCCGAAAATGCTCCCGCAGTAGTTGCAACCGAGGGAACAACAGTTGTTCTATCTTCTTCGGTAACTACAACGCCAGGTGAAAGCTGAAATGCCATCTTCTTCTCCTTGATAATTTTATAGATATCTCTCTATAATTTGATTTCTATTTATTTATAATTACCAACAATTAGACTTTTTCCAACCAATTTAGCACAACTTTATTCATATCTTTACCATTACTATTCGAAAACCAAAGATCTCCATTCACATCTTCTTCCGGCACCGATCGTTCAGTAGGGCCCTCATCTATAAATCCAAACGGAGTAAGGTTTTCTTCAATTTGTTTGAATTGCTCTTCGTACAATACTTTTCGCAGATTTGTATCTGTTAAATCTTTAAAGAAAGATTCATTTGACGCCCAAGCAAAAAGTACCAACGTCATTACAAGATCATCATGATAACCTTCATCCGCTTTGTAAAATCCACGTATTTCAATAAAGGTTGAAATTTCTCCAATAATATCTGTATCATGTATCAAAAGTTTGTTACTTTCAACCATACTTTTGAAAGCGGTGCAGCCTAGTCTTTTTACTAATTTTGTAGTTCGTACTCCAAGTGTAGCTCCAGAACTAAATCCACCGGATAAATATTGTCCAGATTTAGAATTACTTCCTACAAAGAATACGTTTTCATATTCAAGATCAGTATACAGTGAGTCGGCGACTTGTTGCCCGTTATCGTTTATCTCAATTAAACAATATGCCTTATGGTAATCTTTAGCAACCTTATGTATAATGTTAGGATATAATAGCGGACTAATCTTATTGCTTCTATATTTTGCCACCACTGTATAGGGGTATGCTGTTATATCCATAACCGTAAAGGCGCAATGGTCTCCTCCGACGCCTCTAGAAGTATCCGCCACAAGCATATAGACGTGATCTTCTTCCGGCTCTACAATTATATCTAAACCATCTTTACTATATACGTACGGCTTAGATGACATCCTGCCTATTGTATCCGGATTAACTAATGTGTTCGATGAACCTAAGAAATTACATAATACTTCTTGGTTAAACTTAAGCTCACCTAGAATAGCCCTTTGTTCATCTGCCCATTTTTTATCTCTACCAGGAATTTCGCTATAGTGAATAAACATTGGAACAAATCCATTGAGGCCTTGTTCTGCTTCATTCCAAAATTTCCAAAAATGGTTATAACCTAATGGAGTGGAAGTTAGAAGAATTTTTGTTGTTTCACCTGCAGATACAACTGGATATACAGAAGTGAAAAAATCCTCAGCTACATTATTGGGAATAATTGCCGCTTCATCAATATATAACCAATTAACAGATTTTCCTCGAATACCCGAAGAACTTGTAGCAGCGGTAAAAATTCTAGATCCATTTTCTAATTCAATATCGCCTTTGTTGAATGTCTTAACACCTTGTTGCATCCAGATAGGTAAACATTCATACATCAATTCATACCGATATAATACTTCTCTTGCTGCGCTAGATTTATTTGCTAGAATAGCAACCGTTTTATTAGACTGAAATAAAGTATACCATAGAATACATGCAGCAGAAGTAATTGTTTTACCCTGTTGTCTACCTTCCATTAATATAACTTTGCGATTATTAAGAATAAGATCAACTTTTCTTTTTTGGCATTCATACAAAGTAAAGGGAATTAATCCTTTATCTAAAGAAACAATTTTGCAATATGTTTCAATAAAATATATAGGATTTTGAATGCACTTCATTAATTCCGATACTTGTTCGGAAGTGTATGATATGGTGGTACCAACTTGTTTTAAATTTGGATTACCATTATAAGAAATTTTCTTACTGGTCGATGCTGATACTATCATTTTTATTGCCCAATAATTTCATAAGTTCAGCAGTTGAACCTGCAAATACTACATTATTCTGAGTACCGATGTGCCCATGTCCTGCTGGTTTATCTTTGTCTAATTCTTTAACTTGTTTTTGCAATGCAAGCAAATCCTTAGATACATCGGATAATGTTTTAATAAATTGCCCGGCAACTTCATAATGTCTAGGAGTTTCAGAATTTTTAGAAAGTTCTATAAGATTTTCTAAAGTGTCTCCGCCCTGTATAATAAGAGTACGAAGAGTATTTCTTGCTAATTGATAATCTTCTTCTTGATCTGTTTCCTTATTAGAATTTAAATTTGACGCAACAGGTGCCGTAGTAAGAGCATTGGTCTGTTCCATAACTGGATCTATATCAAACAAATCGTGCAAATTCTCTAAATTTTTCATTTAAAAATCTTCAAAACTTTCTACATAACCATAAGTGTCATTTACATTTGCAGTGGGGGAATCTGGTTCTACTGTAATCTTTTGTTGTTGGTTCGTCAAATCTGGAGAATTAAAGGTATTGGCAATAACCTTTTTAATTACCCCTTGTTTATTAATAGGACCATAAAAATTAAGTTTAACCGTGAACCCAAGTGTCCACATCACAGATCGTCTGGTTACAAAATCACCTTCGTAATCATCTTCAAATCCAATTGTATTTAATAAGATAGGAAGGTCATTTTGTATATTTAATTCTGGGATTGCCTTTAAAGTTAAATTGTAGTCCGGATTAAAGTAAGGCAATATTTGTTCAATTATTTGCAAACCATCATCTTGATTCCTTGCATAGATATAAAGCAGCATAGATAGATTATACGGAGTAGGAGCATATTGTGTACTTGCTGTAGTACTTGAATCTAATGCTCTTGTCTGTTGTATCGGGCTAACTTTTCGGTTAGGATCATAATCTAAAGATACTAACTCAAACCCCATTCTAGGCAAAATAACCTGAAATTGATTTGTTTCAATAGTTGGTTGTTGATTTATTCTAGCTAAAAATTTCTGTTTAGGAGAATACGATAACGGTACCCGTTGTACATTTATAGTATTACCGTTACCATCTTTTCGTTCAATGGTTATACTATTGAACATATTACCAAAAGCAACAATAGCTTTTCTAACTGTTCCCCAATAAAATCTTTGATCTAACATTTAAGGATCTCCAAACGGATTTCGTTCAGAAAAATCCAAAACTGCATTTTTTTCTGCTCGTATTTTTTCATTATCTGCACCAACCGTTGGCTTATTCGAAGTATAATCCTCTAATACCATTGGAGTTAATTCAGAAGTTTCTAATAATATACTATCTCCGCTTTCGGAAATTATTTCAAAGTTATCTATACCCAAATCATAACCAGATGCCAATTGATCTATTTCAGCAACACCGGTGTTAAATCTTTCATTAGAATATTGCATCAATTCCCCATATAGGGTGTAAACATATAATTTGCCTACCTGATAAAATGGTACGGCATGTTCGACTTTTCGTATCTCAAAAAAACCTTTTGTCAACGGAAAATAAATTACGTCACCTTCTGCCGGTCTAGTTAATATAGAATTACCTGTGCTACCAATTACATCTGACCAACGTTTTCTTGCGACAACAAATGTAGCCGAATCTCTAATCTCAACACCAAATTTCGTTAATAATTCGCTATCACCTTCGAACCCATTATTAGATTGTAAATACATCTCAATTGGGTAAGCGTGATCAAAAGTATTAGTTGGGTCTTCAGTTAGAACATTATCATAGTTACTAGGAGTACGTGGTATATAATAGACTTCGAATCCATAAATTTTCATCGATTCAATAATTAAATCTTCATAGATATTCTGCTCAGAGGCACGACCTATGTTCTTACCAGATTGAAAATAATGGTTAACTGTTGCCATTTTTAGTATTGACTTTCTATTGACAAGGTGTTATCATCTCTATGTACCCTATTAATAAACACTACATTATTATATTCCATTATTAATTAGCCTGTAAAAAAGTCTACAGGTAGCTGAAAACTGGATTGTATATCATCTTCAATTTGTTTGATCTCTACCATAGCTTCATTATAAATCGTTTCACCGTTAAGCGTTACTCCGCCAGGTAATTGCATACCGGAAAACTTCTTAAGATTATCTCCCCATTGCCGTTTAATCAAAGCAGTAGTATACATTTTAAGGAATCTATCATCATACACATCCCGATATGTTTCCGGATCTAATATTCGGTAACAATCAACTAACAGATATTCGCCTACGGCGACATCAGCACTCCAATCCATATCAATAAAAAGTCTATTCATATGACGATTAAATCTGATTGGCTTTTGCCCTACAAGTAATTGGTTAATTAATTCAATTTCTCTTTTCACAGTGTAATAGTAAATCAAATCCGTAGACATTAAACTATACAAATCGTTAATCATAATTTGATATTTTAAGCTAAAAAGATTCAATCCATCTGATTTATTTGTAAATGGAAAAATTTCCTGCACGCCCACAACCGTATCGGGTACAGTAATATATTGATTAGTTTTATCTTCTTGCGTAATTTGATGTTTTAAATATACCCGTTCTATAGCATCATAATGATATTCACGATAAAATTGGAAGGCATCGTCAATTCTATCTTCCACTTGATCGTCATCTACGTTTATTTCAAGAACAGGTGATCCTAACCTACGTAGGCAATAGTCTCGTAGACCTTCTCTGGATGTTACTTTAGCCATGTGTTACTCCCGGATTAACCGTGACAATTCCTTCTATTATTCTTAATACAATATTACCTGAAGTAGCAAGTACATCATACAAATATCTGCCTGATTTTAAATTTGCAGTAGCAGATGCAACTAAAGATACTTGAACATTGCCGTTTGCAGCATCAATAATAGCTGAGGTAAAAACTATAGAATTTGCAGCAGGATACGATCTTCGCATTTCGCTAGAAATAGTATATCCGGATAACGAGATAGGATTTTTACTATTATCTAAATATTCTATATATTCAGTAAATGTAGCGCCCTGATCAATAATTAAATTTTTTGTTGTTGCCATTTTAGTTTACAGTTGGTGCGTATTCGAAACCGTTTTTTATCATTTCTTTTCCAATAATATCTAATAGAACGTCATCAATTTGCTGATATTTGCCTTGTAATGTTATTAACAATTTATCAGTAAGGCGTTCTATAGAACCTCGCATTTCGTAAACTTCTACCGTAACTTTAGTCACATCTTCGAAATAATTTACTGCAACATTAGTTATATTTAAACTCATAGTATTGCTCCTTATCTAAATCTACCATAATAGACTCTATACGCAAGATTTACAATTGCATCACCTTCTACGGTGTTATAACCTTGTCTATCGAAATTATTTTTGCATACAATTTTTAACACGCCCGATTCAACAACTGTTGTTATTATACTAGATCCTAATAATAATCCTGTACTAGGTTGTCGTATTACACGCACAATTGTTGAACCTGTTCCGCTAACTACATATGATCCTGAATCGGAGATTCCGCCGTTAATAGTATAAAATGGCATTAAGAAATAATTTTGATCGGTGATTGTAGAATTATTTATCAATACAAATTCATCAGTTCTATTGACATATGTTGCATTAGGATCAGCGCCCAATACCGTAGGTATAGATAATACGCCTGGGATGTTGTATATTATATGCGGCATTCTTCTATCTAAAGAAAACTTAAGATCGCCGGCACTATTAGTTATACTAAAATTATCTTTTTCTAAAGTAATACCCATTACTGCACTCCAAGGTAAAGTAGATTCGAATTAATATTAAGTGCAGAATTAAAAAAATAATTTTTAATATTATATTTGTATGTTAATGCAGCCCCTTGACCAACCAAAGTTTCTCCTAGTGGCCAAATTATATTCGTATTTGTTAATGTAATTGCCCCTGACCGTTCATCATACAACCCGCCTTCTAATGAATTTTCCGCACTAGCTTCTGTTATTGTTCTACCTTGGGAATATCCTATAGTTATATAATGTATAGTTGCATTATAAGTATCATACCCATATTGACTTCGTATATCCGAATATTTGTTAAGATATGCAATTGGATCAAATGTTATTGTGCGGTCTTCACGTTCATTTGCGTAATGTATTTGCCCTGCAACAGGATCTGCTCCTAATGATAATATTAAATCCGAATAGCTTGCTATATACCTTAATGCATCTGCAGTTGAGATATAAAAAAGATTAATTGGTAATGACCCTGCAGTGTCTCCGGGCAATCCAGGTATAACATTTAAATAACTATTGGGGTTTGCAATAGATGACGTAGATATTATTTCCTCATTCCCATTTAAATTCTGTAGGAATATATTTAAATCTGTTGGGAATATTATATAAGTTCCGTCGGATTGTAATTCTGATCTATATAGTGAATTTTTACTTATTTCTATACCATATCCTAAAGTCGTAGGTTGCTCCACATAATCATATTTTCCTGCAACTTCCTGCCAATTGTAATGTATATACTGATCTAATTTTGTGATAAATCCCGAAAAAGTGTAACCGCCAATGAAGAAATCAAAAAATCCAGTTCTAACAGGGGGCTTATCTATAAGTAAAAGATTAACAAATGAGTTAACATCTAAAACACCATTTACGGAATAATTTTCTATAAACGGACCCTTTGTTGGAATATCTTGTCCTAAATTTTCTCGAGTTTGTATATCTGAATATGTTGTCAATGAAATACCTGTTGCAGTTTCTCTATAAACTCGCAAATCGGCAGATAGTAATGTTTTTGTAAAAGAGTAACTTGCAGAATTATTAAATTGATCTATATTTTTATATAGATAACTTCTTTCTGTACTAAATACATTTCCAAGTGTTACTAAATTTTGTGATGCGTTTAACAGGTATACGTTAGACATATTATATTGTTGGTACGTTAGCAATATTGTTAAACGCTAATATTGTATATCTTTTAGTTACATACGATAAAGGCTCTAATCTAACAAAATAATTTTCTTTAATATAAAATTTTGTACTATCCATCATTAATGTCGCCAATCTAAAAGAATTATTATTCAAATTTTGAACAAAAGTATTTGCGCCTATAATTTCATTTGTATCCGAATCTAATAATATTGCACATGGAACAAATCCAAAATTGTGATTTGCTATTGTGTAGATATTGGTTCCATGATTTGGGAAATTAGGTGCGCTCTTGCCTTTTTTATTATTCTCATCGGTATTTACTTCAATGTTTGAATACGATTGCACAAAATTAGTTTTCCATAAAATATTAAAATACTCAAAACGAGTATCAAAATATATACGATCTAAACTATTCAACGGATTATTCAATGGAGTATTACTACCCGTTTGCCCCGTAGGATTATTAAAGATAGAAACTACCTTTTTGCCTGAAACTGTGCCTGCCCAAAAAACATTAGTCGACATTTTTTAATATTTTATTTCTATAAATTACAGCAATTTTTTGTTTATAACTTAGCGTCAAATCTTGTATAGTAGAAAATCTTCCGGCTAAATGATGCAAAATTTTTCCCTCACCTAAATATATTGCCCCATGATTTGGCATAGAGCTTCCTATCCTCATAATTAATACGTCATGCTTTTGTATATCGGATACTTCTTCGAATGAATAATCCTTTGCATTATCTACATATAAGTTCTCACCTTGAGTCCACCATTCCCAATTTCTTTGTATATTTGTTGGCAAGTAAATATTAAAATTTCTTTTATAATAATCTCTTATCAATGTGTAGCAATCAAATAAACCATGTAAGAATGGTCTATTTTCAAAATTAGCATTCTCAAAATACCGATTAGGTATAAAAATTTCTGAAATATTTTTAGAAGAACCTATTGTAACAATTGGTATTTTTATAAAATTCAATAACTCTCGTTCTTCGAAGGTTAATTTATCTACTTCTGCATTTACTTTTTTTAATAATAATACTACTGATTTATTTGCAGTATCTGTTAAAATTAATTTACCTTCTTGTTGACTAAGAAATAATTTATTTTCTTTTTCTAAAATCTTAAAAAATTCATCAGGAACATTATGACCTAGCATATTAAATTTCTATTCGAATAAACTTACTGTTCAAATCTATAACCATTCTACCGTCGGTTGACCTTAATACACCGGTAGTTACTGTACCTAAATTCTGCGAAATTTCTGATAGATTATTCGCACTAACTGATATACCTGTAAATATATTTGGAGCCAATTGTGCTCGTTGTATTGTACCTGCAACAATTTTTGTGCCATCTATTGTATTTGCTGCTAATTTATTACCGGTAATCGAATTGTCTTGTATCTTTGTAGATGTTACAGAGTTTGTACTTAACTTTGCAGACGTTATTGCAAAATCGGCAATTTCTCTAGTTGTAATAGTATTACTTACTAATTTACTACCAATAATAACATTGGATGCAATTTTACTAGTTATAACCGCGTTTGAAGCCAACTCTACGTTACCTACTTGTCCCGCATTTAATACTATGCCTGTAACTGAACCAGATACTCCAGGTGTATAAAAATTCCACGAAGTTTTAGCCGTATTTAAAATATAGGATGTGCCACCTACAATAATTAGATCGCCGGCATTATAATTTGATATATCGGAAGGTAATGAAGATAATGTTGGTACTCTTGCAATAACCGTATTACCCGTATATGCTGATATTGTACGCCATGCTGAAGTATCAAAAATATATAATCCGGCATTAGTTCCAGTTTTTCTAAATAAATCACCTACATTTGCTGATAATGTTGATGGTAATGTTGCGCCTGCACCTATGCCGCTACTACCGCTAGCACCGGATACATAGCTGGCTAATGTTTGCCAAGCTCCACTTATAAAAATATATGCAACACTACCTACTACTACAGTTCTGCCTGAATAATTTGCCGGATTGCCGACTGCCGGTAATGATACTAATACTTCAATACCTGTAAGAGATGTACCCGCAATTACACTTGATAAAGTTTTCCATGTGCCTGATAAGTACACATATGCTGCGGAATTGCCTGTCTCATAAAATAAAGTACCTTCGGGGGAAGAAATTGGTCTAATTGTACCAATAGTAAACGCAGTAGTTCCTCGGAATCTATCCCACCGCAAATCCGAACCAGCTAATCTACTTATGCTTGGATTTGCTGCCAACCCTGCGCCGTTTCCAATAGGATATCTTGAATATATCCATATATCTCCAGTATAGAAAACAATTCTACCTTCTTCGTTTCCTACTGTCGGTAATGCTGATACAACAGGAACTCCATTAATCGTAACTGTAGTATTGCCTGAGCCGGTATTTACTACTATATTAGCAGCACTTACCCCACCCGTAAAATTCGTTATTTGGGCAGTTACATAATCCTGTGTGGCTAAATTTTGATTATACCAGGTAATTGTTCCATCTTCGTTTATTAAAAGAGATTCTACCCCATTTAATGAAAAGCCAATTTGCCCTGCAGCTTTTCTAAACATACCCGTATCTTTATCCCCCGCCCACGTAAAACCTGGAGAAAGTTTTTGATCGCTTCCGTATGCAAAAATTTGTCCTCCCGAGTATAGAGAATTGAAATTTTCATTTACCTTAATGAAAGCATCACGTAGTATGTCGCCATCTCCTGCATTAGGAGTGGTACCTACATTTACATTTGAAAGGTTTTTGGATACTGGCATATTTTCAACTTAAATTTAAATGGGTTTTAATCTTTTCAAGTTCGGCTTTTAACATATTTATTTCCGTTTCCAACGCACGAACTCGTGTAGCTTGTTTTCTTTTTTCTCGATACTCTTGTACCATTCTTAAATTTGTATTTAAAATGGCACCATTCTCCGGATCTTTAACATAATCCGTATTATTCTCAATTGCTAAAAATTGTTTATTCATTTTATGCAATTAAAGATGTTGCAATTAATTTTCTTATCTTTGGCAAATATACTGGGTTAGCCGCATAGAAAACAACCTTTATTTGATACTGAAAAAAGTCATCATACGTAGGAGTTTGACCTTCTGTGTCTGATAAAGTTTTAGTGGGTGTATATTCAAATCCAGGTTCAAGTAATTTATAAATTTCTTGAGTAAATAGGGTATCGTCTGTACCGGCAAACGATTTAGTTTGTCCTAATGCTAAAGGAACCCGAGTCCATGGTCTTGATGCAATACCGGCGGTATACGACTTGTCGTTTCTAGATATAACTCTCGCAAAAACTTCAATATCAGACCCAACTTTTCTATTAACTTCCATTCTAACTTCTAATCCGGTTGAATCTAAATTTTCCGTTAATGTGACAACTTTACTAATATACCTAGCTAATGCGTCACCATTATTAGAATTTAACTCAGAGTCGGATATGTTTGTAGTATATGGAGTAATATTTGTTCTAAATACTTGCGATTTAATTAGTTGTTTATCTAATATTGGAGATACGTCTTGCGATTTCGTTGTTATTGAAATCTGCAGTTTAATATCACCCGCATCTTTTATACTTTGCCTTCCTGCAATATCTAACGCATCGCCCGCATTTATTACCTTTGCGTCATTTTGGTCTCGATTTACGCTATCGTTAGTTGTTACAATTTTATATTCTGCAAATGCAGTATCGCCTAATGCGATATCTGTAGATAATAAGCGAATTCTATTATAATCAATCTGTTTAATATCTGGGGAAATTAATTCAAATGTAGATGTTCCTGTTTCGAATTTTGCTTTTCTAAGATAAAAAGTTAAATCCTCATTATCATCACCTACCCAATTTCCAGTATTTTGTGCTTTAAATAATCTACCCGCAAACGGATTTTTTACAATTTTACCATCGCCTCGTTTTGCAGATAATATTGTATACTTTGATGATTTTGTTACTACACAAAATGCATATTCGCCAGGTTTTAAATATACTGGAAAATCAAAAGTAAAATTTGTTGCTTGATAATTTTGACCGGGCAATGGTACTGCCGGTATGTTTGTTGGTGCAACAAAAATGGAAGTACCTGAAAAATATTCGGTGGTCGAAGGTGTTCCTCCAGACATAGGACGTAATTCTACTCCTATCGGAAATTTATCATCTATTGCGGAAATAAACAATGCTATACCGGTCAATACAATTCCTAAAGGATACGCACTTTCATCTACAGAGAAAGTCTGCGATAACGGATCTAACCGAGTAGTTGTTATACTAGGATCGCCCGATGACCCAGAATTATCTGCTCTAAATTTTTCAGTTCTTCTTAATGATATAGTACCGCCCTGTTCAGTATCTACAAGGTTAAGCCCATGATTCATTAAAACTGTTTCGGACACATATTTACAATCCGCAACCCCGTTGGGGCTATCGCCAAATGTTATACGTATTTCACCTGCTAAAAATTTATATTGTCCTTCTGTACTAGGAATATAAAGATATCCTACTGCGGTGCCTAACTGATCCGTTACAATTGGATCAGCGATTAATGCGCCTGTAGTAACTGGCCCGGTAAAATTTGTAACATTGACGCCATTTACATACGAATAAATTCTAATGTTAGGTGGCATCTCAGATACAGCAAAGGACATAAGTTCTGACCCAGCATATACCGGAACATCTTTTTTCAATGTTTTAGCTGTACTAATAGTACTTGTTGTCGCCATTTTTAAATTCCTATTAAAGAATAATTTATAGATTTGTAACCATTACTTTCAATTTTTACTGCATTAGGATATAGTTTTTCTACATCCTGCGCCATAAACCCTAAATACTTGCCGTGCCCTGCAATGCCTTTAAATTGTTTCTTATATTCAAATTCATATAACCTTAAACCATTCGGCAATTTTTTCTTAAATCTAATATTTTCCTTCATCCGCTCATCTGAAAATAGACTCTTAATACCTTTCCAAATCCATTGGCCGACTTTTACTGCTGCATATGCTAATGCCACTACTGCTACTACTTGAATAAATGGTCCTGCTGCGTATAGTGCAGATGTTATAGACGCCGCACTACTAGCAATTGCCGCAGTTGCTGTTCCTAATATAGGTATACCGGTGGTTGCTGCCGCAAGACTCGACGCACCTGCTGCCAATGAACCCCAAGTCGCTGTGACTAAACCTGAAGTAATCAAACCTATACCTGTAGAAACTCCGGTTAATGTTGCACTAAATGATTGATTAAAAATGCTTGCTAATGCGTCTGCAATTAATGTAGATCCCTGCGATACAGCACCCCATGCAGCTTGACCAAATACTGATTGACCTACCGCTGATACAATTCCTCCACTACCGGTTAATGAGGATGATCCGCTAGCTAACCCATAAATCCAATCAATTGCTCCTGTGGCTGCCCTATATGGCCAAGAAACCATTTTTAGAAACCCGTCTATTGTAGTAAATGTTTCAAGCACCGTATACCCTAACGTTCTTGCAGTTTCCCATACTACTGCAAGAGTAGATTCACTTAACCAGGATGCTCCTTTAAAATATTCATATAAGCCATATAATGCTGCGCCGGTTAATAACATATTAATTGCAAAACTATTGCTCTTAGAAATTTTAGCTCTACCTTTACCGTCATCTATTCCGCCAGGATTGACTGCGATAGTAGAGTTTGCTTCTAAATTAGAAACATAAATTTCTTCTACATATTTTTTCGTTATAATATCATTGAATAAGTAAATATCTGTATCTTGAACTAATAACATATCAATATTTGAAGAATCAAATCCTGGATAACATTCTCCTGCATCATTATCTAATACACAAGTAAAATATCCTGATGCTAAATCCGCAGTATTAAAGTCATCAAAATTTTCAACTAGAATACCAGATTTTAATAATTCTGTTTCTTGATCTGTATCTAAAATTATTGATTTTAAAATTGCAAGTTCTGCAGTTTGTAATTTAACCGTTCTATCTAAGTCAATTGCTAAATTTTCCAATTTAGCGATATCTCTCATAGTGAATCGTTTATTATCTTCGTATGTGATTTTAACATCAAACCCATTAATTGCATATGGAGGAATATCTAATGTTGCAATTGATAATTTTGTTAAATCTGAATTATCTGTACTTGCCTCAGGATTTACCGACTCTTTACCTACTTCGACATAAAACTTATCATAAGGTGAAGTAAAATTTTGACGAGTGTTCGTTACATAAATTCTATCTTTTCTTCCTATGTAATATGTTACATCTACTTCTGTAGTTACTGTTGAATTCGGAATAATTGCAGTATCAAAATTTTGATATTTAGAACCATCTACTCGTCTTGGTCTAAAATCTAAGCAATCTCTAAGATTATATGTTTTTGCATCTACTACAGATTTATATACAGGAATACTGCTATAAAAATTCGCAGGATATGATTCTACTGTAACGGGGCCTTCGCCTGCATGCGTAAAATAACTTATAACGGTTAAAACCTGTCCAGGTGGTACTGCTTCGATATCCCGATTAACGTATGTAATTGTACCATGATCGTAGAATTGATCTCGTTGCCCGTTATCTAAATTATAGTCTCTGGAATTTTCCTGTTGCATTAATATCCAGGTCTGCGAATCTGTTGGAGACACATTTGCAGACGGTGCAATAGCTTTGTAAACGGCAGATCCATATACTATAAGATCATCATATGTATATGACGTTGCAGAATTCCATTGACCCTGATACTTAAAAGATAATCCATCATAGAAAGGACTATTGTTATCTTTTTCTAAAAAGGTTTTGGAGCTTGTCCGAGTTCTAGCATAATCTATAGTACCAAATGGTGCAGCTAATGCAAAATCTTCTTTTATTGCATTAATATTGCTACCGGCAGCAATCCATCTATTATACCAATATGCTACACCCTCCGTATCGGGTTCTCTATATAGTCCGTAAAATGCGGTCGCCGGAGTACCAAAATTTCCTAATAATGCATTGGTTTCATATAATTGCGCTGCAATATACCTACCATCTACTTCAGGTATTCCAAATTCAGTTGCCCAATCTGCCCATGTGGTATCCGACACATTATCAATTTTATAAACACCATTAAACGATACAATATCTGATACACCTAATGAGAATGGGAGTTCTGCTAGAGATACATTTGTAATTACTGCATGATTTTCAACTAACGTCTTAGTTCTAGGAACTACATCATTATTTTCTATAACCATTGCAATATCGCAAAGCCCGGTAAAGGTAGGATCACCTAAATCAAAATTTACGGTAGTTGCATCTGATGAAATCGTTACGGTACCATTTTCAAAATTAAATACACCTAATGGAACATTTACGGTTGCACCCGTTTTAACTAATACTATGAAGTTTGCTCTTGCAGTGCTAGCAGGAATTACTCCGTCTCCCAATGCAAATGTTTCTGGATATGACACTGTTCTAGAATGTGTGCCTGAGGAGAATACTGCACTTGAAACAACTTTGGTATAATTTGTATTTAATCTATCTAAAGTTTTAATATAAGATTTACTAATTGGCGATATTAACGATGTAGTATCTTTATTACTATCAAAGAATATTGCTTCTCCGCTTTTGGTATTAATTCCGCTAGCGGCAATTTTTGCATAAAAGAATGGATTAGAATAGGTCGCAGATGTTCCATGCGATGTTAAATTATTCGCAACCCCTACTATACTTCGAATTTGTCTAGTATTTAATAATCCGTCATAGAATGGACTATTATTAATTCTTTCTAAGTATGTCTTTACACTTGTTCTAACTCTATCATAATCAATATCCCCGGATGGAATAGAAAATACAAAATTTTCTTTAATTTTAGAAATGTCTTTTCCTGCTGCAACCCATCCGGAATGCCAATACGCCAATCCTCCAGTATCCGGTTCTCTGTAAATACCATAGTACGGTGTACTTGCAGCACCAAAATTTCCTAATAGAGCATTCGTCGTATATAATTCCGAAGCTATATATTGTCCTTCTTCTACTGGTATATTATATTTAAAAGCCCATTCTGACCAAGATGCAGACGCTTCCTTAACTGGCGAATAATCATGAAAGAATAATTTTAATACGGTTCCTGTAACGGAATCAATATAACTATCATATTCTATATTTTTATAGGTTATCGTACCAACCAAAGTATCACTTGATGTAGGATTTTCTACATTGTGTAATTCTAAAAATAATGAGCTTGCAACTAAATCCGACGGAGAAATAATTTTTTTACTTAAACCATTTACTCTAAAATAATTTCCGTATGTAGTATTAACATTAAATCCTAATTTGGTTTCAGTCGCGCCTGGCTTAGGTACAAGAATTTCTGTACTATCGACTGTTTTAACTTGATACCCACCCACATATGCTTTACCTGGAGATATTTTAAATCTCATATCTACGTTTGCTTCTAACGTATTATCTGCAGATATTTGGAATTGGTCTACAACATAACTACCCGATTCGTCATATGTTCTTTCCGCCAATTTTTTATCTAATTCTGCATCATTAGAAAGCTCTACGTTATATTCAATTTTGCCTTTATTGAAAACTAATAATGGTATTAAATTTTTATCTTCTTCTGTAGTATTTGCTAAATCTAAAGACGCTAAATTTAAATCAATTTTTAATCTATCAGCACCAGATGCAAAGTAATTAGAACTTTCTAATGCAGGATCTAATAAGCTAGGATCATCGTCACTTGTAATAATTTGTTGATCCGATAAAAATGCAATTAACTTAGTCGGATATGCGGTTCTTTTATCCGGTACAATTTTTTGATTTACGCATGTTATAAAATACCCAGATTTATAAAATACTGCGGTATCTTGTGTAAAAATTGTAGTAGGGTTTGTTGCTTTATTCACAAACGAAATATTTTCACTACCAAAAGAAGTGCCAGGTGGCTCGCTTATTTCTAATGTCTGTGTACCTACTATAGATGTCACATATATTAATTTTGAAATCTTAGGATGAACTAAAAGATCACCTACTTCTATAATTGTACTAGGATTGTCTAATGTAACAAACGTAGAATATTGCGTAACGGTGCAAATCGCATTCTTTGTAATATCTGTTGCGGTCAATGCAGTATAATTGGGAGTATATTTGTTTAATGCATCGGTATAATCAAGATAAAAATCTAATTGTGTATCTTGATTAAACATACCCGCATTAGAAGTATTGTATCTCTTTAAAGACACAACTACACTTGGAGGATCACCTATATTAGGATCATCCGCTTCATAAACAAATTCCACTATACCTAATACTTCAGAATCTGCTGAGGTAACATATGTACCTAGCAAACTTTGTAGATTTATAGGTATACCGAGAGCATCTGTAGTTTTTAACTTAATTGTTCGAGAATTTTCATTTACCGATGGCTTCGGTCCTCTTACTTTTGCCCCATCTGAGAATAAGAAATTGCCTACTGCCTTTACTTGATTCTGCAGTATAGATTGCGTTTGAGTAAGTTCTCTTGCTTGAACGGCAAATCCGGGTTTAAATAGTATTTTAACATAATTTTTAGTTTCGTCAAAATCATCAAAATATGGGGAGACTGAAGTATTTACTGCCATGGTTTTTCCTTAAAATTCTAATACAAGATGTAAACTATCTGTTTGATCGGGTAACTTAGTAATTGGATATTTATTTTCAATATACAGAATTTCTCCAGTATCCGATATTACTTCTGCTAATAAAGTATTAGAAACGGTAGCGGTAGCGCCTGAGACCATTCCTACTATCTGTTCACCTATTGCAAAATTCTTAAAATTATATGTTAAATCATTCGACTGAATATGTTTTATATATCCATTGCCGGTTACAATATTTGCAGTTACTACATACGCATTTGCGCCAGATACAAGTCCTTCTATAAATTCATTATTTAAAAAAGTACCATTACTGTTTGTTAATGACAATCCATTTAACGAACTTAAAGTAGAGCTATATGCAATATTTCCTGTTATATCTTTTGGATTTCGTATAATGCCTAATTTTCTATATGAAAATCCTGCAGGAAAATCCCCATATCCTTCATTATAATTTGTGCGAACATTAATCATAATATAGTTAGAATTAAGTTCTGCGATTGGATCAGACCCATGTCCACCTAATGGACTCAATATTGCTTTTATATTTGCACTTCTACCGCTACTATTACTATCAGATAAAACCGCTTTCGCAAATCTATATCTTGTTCCAGTATTAATATAGTTAAAATCGTATATCACACCTAAACTTTGTCTAGCTGTAATATTAGCACCTGTGCCATCACCCGTAATAATAACATTTGCTCGTACAGAATAATCTATACCACCATTAAGGATTTTAATATTTTCAATTGCCCCATCTTTAGCAACCGCTGCTACATCTGGATTTGTTCTAACAGGCATCCAATTATCAGTTAAAAATTTGAGTCTATCAGATGTCGATACTGTGTACAAATACTTCCATTTATACCCATCCGAAGTACTAAAAATGTTTAAACTTTTTCCGGTAGGCTCAATTGTTGATTCTGCATCCTTTGCATTATCTATGCATTTATATACATCATAATCTCTATTAATTACGTAGTAATTTTTAAGATATAGATTTGCATCATCATGGGAATATTCGGCATAAACACTATTTCTTACCCAATTTATTCGTTTAACTACTGAGACTATATTTACCGGATTTATCTTTTTTAAGCTAATCATTTCGTCCCAGATATTAAAATAGGACGGCTGAGTATCTACAGGATCATTTGGTAACTCTGATTCAGTTGACCAAATACTAGGTTTAGCTAGAAACAAATACAAAGAATTATTAGAGTCAGAAAACTGAGCAATAAAATTTTTCGCATTTACGATTTTAAATTGGTTGGTAACTAAATTCGGCATTTATTATTTATTATCTATTAGATTAAAAGGTTACTGAATCTACAGTAAAACTGTTGGATGAGCTAGATATATTGTTATTTACGCTTACAATATCTATCACACCTGTTGTAGAATCATCTACAGATTTTGGCGATAACGATAAAACGGAATTCGGTAGAGTCTCATTATTTATTTCACTAAAAATGGTCAATCCTGCAGGATGTAATAAAGTCTTTATAGAATCTCGCCACTCTTCTATAGATTTAGTTGATCTTATAACATAAGAAAAGGGATGATAAAATGCTAATGTATCTTCGTTTCCGTAGGGCAATTTACCTTGAAGAACCATATCTTCTGAAAGTAATCCCGTAGTGCCATCCCAAAAACTTTTACCCGATGAAATGCTACCAATATTTGCAGTTAATATTGCCTTATCTAAAAATTTTACAGTAATATTTCCGGTAAACGTATTATCTGTAGTTATTAACGTGTTACCCGAATCTATAATTCTAACTATTGGACTTGCAGTAGCATTGTTTAATAACGACAAATAAAAGGTTTCTGTTTGTTCAAAGATAAAATCATCTCGGGTAGTTACTATGAAACTTGAAACATTTGCATTGCCTACACTTACAGTTGGAGGAAAGTATCCAGTTAATGCCGCAACATTCGAAAAATCTGAAATAGTAATATCACCACTTAACGGCACTAACTCCCATGGGATTATACTACCCGCAGGCACATTATACGTAGTTAAAGTAAATGTTACACTTTCACCTTCAATTACCGTTGTTGTATCTACACTAATATTATAAACCGGATCTACGTTTATAGATGTGTCTTGTACTGTAATTGTGGAAGATATCTCTAATGAATATGGAAAGCTAGGCTGCAATAAAAGAAATATACTTTCCGGTCCTTCTGTTACAAAATCCTCAGTAATTGCCAAACTAATATTCGCATTAGATTCATTTGCAACACCGGTTGCAGTAAACGTTACGTTTCCTGTGGTTTGCATCGCACCAATTAAATCTGCTTGGCTTATACCAAATATTTGATATGGAACAACTGTACCAGGATTTAAATTTAATGCTCGTATATCAAATCTAGCTACCTGCCCTTCACTTACGATAGGGGTAGGCGAAGAAATGTATAATTTTACTATTGGATTAGTTGTTGCCATTTTTTAAATTCCTGGATATCTAAATCTAATTGTTCTTACATTTGGAACTGACGCAACAACTGCCTTATGCGACGTATTGTCAATTGGACTAAAAATATTTCCAGAATAAAATACCTCAATATTTTTTCCTCGAACTAATCCATGTTGCAATGGAAATGTTACGGTGACTGCCCCTCTAAAGAACGAATATGTTCCGGAAAGTAATTCTGTAGGCAACCCTGGATCGATGCTTGTATTATTACTATAATTCACACCTGATTCAACAATGTTAAACGCAGTAATTGTCCCAAATCTATTAACATTATTAACTGTTGCTTTTGCTAATTTTCCTTCTGTATCCGTTATTTGTATTGGATGCCCTTTCTTATATCCTAGTCCGCCATCTAGTATATCTATTTTACTTAATACAGAATATACCTGCGCACTTAAAGGAGAAATTGTGAAGTTGCGAATTTCTCCGGATAATAAAATAGTTTTTATTGCATCAATTGGTTCATCTTTCAAAAAATTACCTGATACACTAGTCGTATCTAAAAGTAATTCATACACTTCAAATTCATCTAAATTAATTTTAATTACTTTACTTACGATTGCACTTGCTTTTGATGTTCTTCCTTGCACTTGGGTATTTTCGAATTCAAATACATTTTGCCTAGCATTTGTTTGCTTAACTCGTAAAGCTCTGGGTGTTATCCATTTTCCAGATGAAGGTTTTAAAACAATTTCGTAAGGATAGAAAAAACTAATTGTTTCTTTATAAAGAATGTTAAACAATAATCTATATGCGGGTTCAGTACCCTTTTTGTTATAGATTTCTCGTATCTTTTTAACTAAAAATTTATTATTTGCCAATTTAGATTGAGTCAAATCATTTGCATAGTTCTGCACAAATTTTTCAATTAAATCCGTAGATGTAGTATCTATATCTGAATATTTTGATAAATCTTGTAATACTTCCTGCGCAGAATTATTTTGCTCTAAGAACTCATAATATGCTTTTAGGAATATAACAAACATGCCATATTCATCTTGTATAAAATCTGGTAATTGATCTGCAATTAATAATGATAATCGATTTTGTATTCGCTTAAAAGGATTCTCCGCACCATCGCCTTCATACAATGTATATACTAGCGGATCTTTTAATTTGCCTAAATTTATAAAAGTATCCGGTATGTAAAATTCACCGGTTCTTTGATAAAAAGTTACTACTTGATATATGCCTTTTCCGCCTCTATCTAAATCTGCTTGTATGGCTTCTCCTCTGGTTATATACAAAGGATAAAACCACCCAGTCAAAGAATTTTTGAACTGAGAATTATCTAGATTATCTGGCTTAGATGTACCATAAATTTTCAAAGGTCCAGATAATCGGACTGATTCGTAAATATTATTCATTTTAGACTGCTATGGTTACGGTTAAACCTGCACTTCGTTTTATAATGCTGCTAGAAGTACTATCATCTACAATTAGAATTAAATCTCTACTAGATTGTATATCTAATTCTGTTATCTTTGCAGAAATTCTTATATCATTATTATTTTCATAATACCCGGCAGGAGTTAAACTAGGAATAGTAATTACTCCGCGGGCGTAGTCAACAGTGCCAATATTTTGCACTAGTATTGCGTCGGTTGACGTGTTATATAGATTTAGTATACCTGTAGTACCAGCAGTTAAATTATCTTTAATATA